GTTTAAGATTTTCAACCTTAAAGAAGTAAGTAAAGTCTGAAGGCGAGTTCTCACCAACAACAATACTGAAGTCATTAGAGGTTTCATTCTTACGGTCAGTTGTGGTAAGTGTAATATCACCACCAGTAGTTCCTTTAAGAACTACATCTGGAACACCAAGTACAGCAGATGCTTTCTGAATTTGATTGAAAGTATCTTGAGTAAATGTGAACTCAACATCAACAGAAGGCATAGTGATTTCTGTCTTTGGTGCAGTCACGATAGATGGGTCACTAAACATATACGTTAGTTTTGAACCACCACCTTCTTCACTGAGTTTTACACTTTTCTCATCGAACGCCATAGATGGGTCTTTGAAAAGAGACAACGCAGACAAGAACTCATTCAAGTCATAAATTGCAAACTCCTGATTAAAGGTGTCTGGGATAGTTGCTCTTGATACAATGTTTTTCATTGCTGACATTGTATTAATTACGTTTCCGTTTTTAACCAGAAGATTCTGATTAATTGTTGAGAAGTTCTTTAGTACTTCTCGTGTATCATTACTAAGTTTCATTTCACTTGTCTCCATAATTATCGTGATTGTGTAGTGACATTATACCATAATGTATCACTTTTAGCAAGTCATTTCTGTTCTTGCCGTCCTTTTTTCCGTATCGTTGTGCATACTTTAATATGTTGCCGATACAAAAACCTTCTCCATGTCCACCGTCCATGATGAATTCTGTTGCTTGAAATTTGTTTTGGGAATAATGTGCAGAATATGTTTTATCAATATACTGCCTGAGTTCTTCCAGAATCTTGTCTTCTGAATATTTGTATTCAATCTCTTTATTATATTTCAATTGTTTTCATCCTATTTCAATTTATACATACTATACCAAGAAATGGGGGGATTGTCAAGAGATAATCCCCCACATCTTTATTTAATTTTAATTACTTTAGGTTTCTTCTCCTCTGGAATAATTCTTTCCAAATTGATATAAAGCAATCCGTCTTTCATATCAGCACCATTTACAAAAACGTCTTCTGCAAGTGTAAATAATTTCTTGAATGACCTTTGCGAAATACCTTTATGAAGATACTCTGTTGTGTCCACTTCAGTCTTATTCACACCAATATCCTTTGACTGAACCATAAGAGTATTGTCTTTTGTTTCAATCGCAATATCGTCTTTTGAGAAACCAGCAACTGCCATTTCAATAGTGTACTTATCGTCACTATGTTTTACGATATTATATGGTGGGTAAGTATGGTTCTTCGATGGGTAATTAAGCATCGAATCAAACATTCTATCGAAACCGATAGAGTAAGTGTTAACCCTTGATGGGTCAATAGTTAAAGATGTATTCATGTTTTTCTCCTTTGTTAAGCAAGATACATTTGATACCTGATTATTCAGCATATCACGTTTATTTATAACGGTGGTTTTTAGGGAGAACCACCAAACTCCATTTTGTGTCACAGAGTAAGCATTTTTGTGACAACAGGGCGACTTACGAACAGCACCCTATTATTATATAGGTGTTTTATGCAGCGTCAGCGTACTCAAGTGCTTTTTCTAATGCATTCAACTTCACTTTACGGTTACGTCCGTACCATGATGAAACTAATCGACCATCGTTAGAACGTCCTTGTAAGTGGTCTGTCATGTTAGTAACAGAGTTAAATGCAGTCCACCAAGTACCTTGAGCAAACTCAGCACCAGGCTGCACATCTAGGTTCTCAAATGCACCTTTTGAATTACGAGATGTAAATGGAAGAACACCATCAACTTTCTCTTTCGCAGGAGCACCAAATACTTCGTTGAAGTATTGGATTACATTATCAGGAGTATACCTCTTTGAACCAAGGTGTGCAGCCATCGACTTGTACTGTTCCATTTTCTCACGAGCAATACCCATCTGTTCTTTAACTTCAGAAGCATCAAATTCTTTACGGTGATTTACCGTAAGCATCTTGTCAGCGTTCTGAGAAAGAGACAGTGTAAGTGTATTGTTACATACCACCCTAATTGGTGTCATGCGAATATTAATCGCCTTACCAAATTGGTGTGGGTTAGTAAAGAGGAAATAGTTGTCAGTAACATCACCGTCAAACAACTCAAATGATTCTTTAGTCTTTGCAAGTGCCCAGACCATTTGTCCATCTTTCAGTGAACCAGCAGTGTGCATTTCCATATCACCTGCCATCACATACTCGTGGAAGAATTCAAATGCTTCAGAGTTCTGGACTGGATTCCATCCTGTACCGACAACATCCAATACAGAGTTGTCAGAGGAACGTACAAGTGCCTCTTTGTTTTTGATTGGAAGACCTGTTGCAGTAACAAGTGGTTGTTTCTCAACAGTCCAATCTAAACCAGCAACTTTTTGGAAGTCGCCAGGGGTAAGGTCATGTTCAACCTTAGTACCAAGTCCATGCCAAGGTAAGTCTCCAACGTATGCCATTTGAGCGTTACCATTTACAATTTCAAGTTCGTGTGCCATAATATATTTTCTCCGTGTTGTTTTCTCAGTTTGTATATTCATTATATACGTTATAATAACAAATGTCAAGATGTTTTTAGAACTTTTTTGAAATTAATTTCTGTCTCAATTCATCTTACTTATACAGTATACTTGTTTTTATAACAAATGTCAAGATGTTTTTAGAACTTTTTTGATAAAATATGCATATCTTCTACATTTCCTTTTGTACCCATTTTTCCAGCAAGAGTAGAAAATCCAGACCATGCAATGTTTTCTGTTTTCTCATAGGTCATATGTCTCTTACATATGTTTAGCATATCTTCTGATATGTTTATCTGTGAGTCATTAGAATTTTCTTTTTTAACATTAGAAAATACGTCTTTGTAATTAGATATAACAAAAGCAAAGGTGCCTCCAGACTTCAATGTAGGAAGAATATTTTCTACTGTTGCGTTCCAATATCCCTCTAACCAATCATTATATTCTGGAAAATTATTAACTGATTGGTTCTGGTTGTCTGTCTCATATATCTCTAAATTAAAATATGGTGGACTACATAAAGAAAGGTCATAGTAATTTTTTTCTTCCAATAAAACTTTTTCTGATGGACAGCAATGCCCACTTACAATTTTATTTTCTGTAAATGGATTGGTATTATAGTAATCAGCAATATCAGAAACATTCTCAATGACGCTTTCTATGACATCAATACAAGTGAATTCTTTCCAATCGGTTTGATGAAATCCTATCTGATAAGCATTCCATCCAGCGGTTGGAGCGATAACTCTTTCACCCTCAAAATAATTCTGCAATAACCATCCATAGGTGTATGGATTAAATATACTAGCACGATGTCTCGTGCCTCTCATAATAGCAAAAATAGTTGACAAGTCTTTACTTATAACTTTTTTGAAACCGTGGGGAATGATTAAATTACTATTGATAATATAGTCAGTGAACATACATTTCAGTTCATTCAAAATAGGCATATTGTCTTCACTAGAATACTTCTTTGTTGCGAATATTTTATCAAAGTTTATATTCTTAACAATTCTACCTTTATTTTGTAATCTACCATGAATGACACCATCCTTCAGAATATTATCACTCAGCGAAAAGTTCATGTGTTTAGATAGATTGTCAATTTTAATATGTGAGTTAAACCACATCTCTAAAGTAGTTTCTCTATCAGTAACACATATCTCATATAGATTTCTGTAATACTGTTCTTTCTGAACAAGTCTAAAATCATTTCTAGCTTCAAAAAATTCATCTGGAGTATAGTCCATAATTTTTTGGTTTCGCTTTACTTTAATTTTAGACTTGAATTCTTCGTAGTCTATTTTATCTGGTAGTTCAAACAGACTACGAAATTTTGTGTATGATACAATCACTGATAAAAATTAACCTTCTTAATTTCTACATCTGGATAGAAATCTTTGGTCATCTCTTCTATGGTATAAACCACATCAGCGATTTCATCATCAGTAAAAGAGTATGTCTCTCTCTGACCTTGTGAACCAATCAAATTTCTTTCTAGAAAAGTTTCCTTAATTAATCTCTCCAGAACATATGTGTCGGAGTTTTTACCAACAACAATTTCTGCGTAGATACGAAAATCAATACCAGGCTGGTTTCTACCACGTTGTAGTGCAGTAATAAACTTACCACGACCAATCTTCAACTGACCTCTAGCAGTAACACCAGTTTCAAAGTCATCTACAACAGCACGACCAAAGTAAATGACAAACTTTTCATTACCCTTCTTTTCAATATCAGTCTTGTTAACAAAACCGCTCTCATTGAAGACCTTTGACTTCATATCCTGATAACCAATACCTTCAAACATCATAATAGAATTCCTTTCCATCTCTATTGTCTTTACAGTATATACTAGTTATTACAACAAGTCAAGTACTTTTTTCACTTTTTTTCACTTTTTTTACTTTCTTCTTCAAAAAGAATAAGTGCAATAAGAGCATAGTTTGCCATATCGATAAGAGTATCTTGCACACTCTCATCCTTAACCTTTAGTTTTTCTTTCTTTGCAAACCCCATGATACGACTGAACTTATCACTGATACGAACACAGACACCCTTCCATGCTGGAATACCAGCAATCTCACAATGTCTGAAGTTTGCGAATACATCAGCTGTACTTGCATAGTCATGTCTCTTTGCGTCATGTGTTGCTTTCATCTCTTCCAACAACTGATAAAATCTTTCACTCTGTTTCATATTATACTACCTTACTAAAGTTCTTTTCTTTTTTGAATTGGACAATACTTCTGAACTTGTCAAAAAGCATATCCTGTTTATGGGAAATAACAAACACGTTCTGGTCTGAGAACGTATTAAGGATTTTGAGGAAATCATCTGTACCTGTACCATCCAAAGACGAATCAAATATCTCATCAAGGATTAGTAGATTGGTATTAGTTGAGTTCTTCATCTTTGCAATTGCTCTCCATGTGAAGAGTAACGCCAAGTCAATTCGCATCTTCTCTCCTTCAGAGAATGATGCATAAGAGAATTCATCACGAAAGCGTGACTTGATAGTCTCTTGGAAATTTTCGTCAATATTAAAGTTGACAAAGAAGTCCATTGATGATAAGTATGTATTCACCAACTTATTCATAATGGGTAGATACTGTTTGATAATCTTTGTCTTGATACCACTATCTTGTAAAAGATTACGAGCAACATCAATGTAAAACTTATCTTCTTTCAGTTTAGACTTCTGTTCATCAATCAGTTCAATCTGACCTTTTAGTTTTGCAAGTTTTTCTTTATCATCATCTGATATAGAACCACTCTCATAACTAGCAATGTCTTTCTCTAATTGAGTATTGAACTTTTCTAACTGCACTATAGTAGACCTAATCTTTGCAATCTCTACATCATGCTGTCTCATAGTCTCTATATTAGATAGAATGGAATTCAGTCTCTCCTGTTCAACTCTTTCGAGGGTTTTACAACTATCGATTGCTGTGTTGAGTTCTGTGATTTTTTCGCTGTGTTTTGTAATCTTCGCCGACTTTGTTGCATCCGTGATTGATTGTTCGCAAGTCGGGCATTCATCGTTGTCCTTGAAAAATTCGATTTGACGGTCATTTTCTGCCTTTCTATTTTTTAGTGCAGCTTCTGATTGTGTAAGTTTTCTTAATTTAGATTCAACTTTTACTTTAACTTCTGCATCGAAAGACAGACTTGACTTATCTGTTTCGTGTTTTTCTATATCACCATTTCGTGCATTGATAATAGATACGTTGTCGAATACCTTTTGCTGATTTTCAGCGATTATCTCCGACTTGTTATTTATCACCTCCTTGATGAATTTTTCTTGCAGAGTTACTTTTTCTTTGGTTAGTTCATATTGATATTCGACATTACGAGTTTCCTCGTTTAGTTCTTTAGTCTTGTTCTTGAGTAAGAAATTCATAAGAGAGAATATCTTAATATCAAGAATATCTTCTACCACTTCACGCCTTGCCTTTGTAGGTAATTGCATGAATGGTACAAAGGTAGAAGAACCCAGAATAACAACTTGTGTGAAAGAACGATAGTTCAATCCCATAATCTGTTGTTCCAAGTGTTTCTGATAATCACGAGCATTTGCATCCTGATTAATTAGTGTGTCATTTACATAGACTTCAAACTTGTTTGGTTTGATTCCACGATGTACACGAATATGTTTAGTACCAACCTCAAACTCTACTTCAACGACAGCACCACCACCGTTAACTGAATTGATAAGTTGGTTCTTAGAGATTTGTCTGAAAGGTTTATTGAATAACCCAAAACACAAGGCATCAAGAATGGTAGACTTTCCAGCACCATTCTCTCCAATAATTAATGTAGTTGGACTTCTATCCAACTGTATCTCTGTAAACTGATTGCCTGTTGAAAGGAAGTTCTTCCAACGTACTGTCTTAAATATAATCAAAGTTCTAAATCACTCGCTTCTACATATAAAGACTTCATCATACTCGTCAGTCTTTTCTTATCTAATGTTACATCTAACTCATCGATGTAACGCTCCAATAGGGTCATAGTATCTTCTGCATTCTCAATGATTGCATCATCCACATTCTCAGCATCTAGTTCACTGAAGTCTTCTACAATCTTTACTTCATGTGCGCCAGACTCTGATAGAACCTTGTCGATAAATTTATCAAATTGATAAAAGTCTTTTTTATTAACAACCACTATCTTAACAAATTTATCCTTCAATGTCAAGACATTATAGTCAGAATAATTAGTAGTAGTTTCATCATAATACACTTTCTCAAAGATAGTGTATGGATTAATAATTCTGTCTAGTTCTCGTGTATCAGTATCAAAGACATGGAAACCTTTAGGACATCCGTTGTCACTCCATGTCATTTGATAGGTATTACCAAGATAATAAACTTGCCCATCATCTGACTTCTTATGGAAGTGTCCAGAGAATACTGTGTCAAATTTTCTTAGGAATTGTTTGTCGTATCCACCTTCTGCAAAATGTCCAGCGTGCATCTCAAAACCATTAATCTCCAAGTGACCCATGCAAACTTGAGCATTGGTCTGTTGGATGTGTTCCATAGTATGTGCATAGTTATCTGGGCATATCCAAGGTAAAAAACAAATGGGTGTACCGTCAAATTCAACAGTAGTTGCTTCTGGATAAACGAACATCTTAGGATATCGTCCCTCTACAAGTTCTGCAAGAGAGTTAACATCATTAGTGTTCTTATAGAATGTGTCGTGATTACCCACCATCATGTGGAGAGTAACACCTTTGTCTACAAATCTTTGAATAAACCTTGTACGGAAATCCTGGGCAATCTTATAGGAAACAAACTTACGTCTGTCCATAACGTCACCCAAGTGAATAACCGTATCAATATTATTTTCTTCAATGTAAGGAAAGAATACCTCTTCCCAGAATTTATAAAAGTAGTCATTGAAAGCAAGGTTATCATTTCTTGCACCAAAGTGTGTATCAGTTATTAGTGCTATCTTCATTTACGTCTTCACCTGTATCATCATAAAATTTTTCAAGTCCTTTGGGTTCTTTCTTAGTTTTCTTCTTTGGTTTATAAACAGCTTCAGCAGGAAGGAAGTTCTTTTGTAGATAATCTACGAACTGTGCCTGTTCCATGTCTTCTCCCATAGCCATAACATCAACACTCATATTTTCAATCACCTTGTGACGAATGTGTTGTTGTTTCTTTTCTTTTTGAATTCTACGAATGAACGCATAATATATGATTTGCGTGAAGTAAGCAAATGGGTTGTTAGATTTCTCAGGATTGAAGTTGCCACAGTATTGTAGACAGTTTTCAATGCCATCAGAAATCATTTCATCCCTGTATGTATAATTAATAAAGTTTGGTCTGTATGATAGGTGGTTTGCGATTTTAAGGAAGCACTCACCTATGTAGTTAGTAACTGGCGGTTGTGGTTCACCAAGTTCCTCTGCGTCCTTACATTTGTCTTTCCACCCCTTCATTGCCTCTAAAAAATCTTTATTATTGACATAGTGTGGTTTTTGTTTTGGTTTCATAATAATTCTTTCCACAGTGTTTGATGGGTATATTCCCAACTATTCATACATAATACTATATCTTGTGCCGGATGTCAATAGTTTATTCTAATTAAATTTATTTCAAAAAACTTCTTGACAATCTCTTGACAACAGGGTATATTTACTATGCTGGGTTAGAGAATGAATAAGAGTATAGATAACTAGTGTAATAACTTAGAAGTGATTCTATAGTCATCCAAGTCATCAAATAAGTCTTCTTCTTCCTCAATCGACCTCAATTGGCGGTCTGTAGGATAAATGGAATCAGATTCATCCTCGGCAT